AAGCCGATGCACCCATAATAGCTGAACCTGAAATCATTCTTCCTACTGCTTCATCTTTTGCCACTCCACCTTTTAATACTGCTTTTCTATAATTAGGTAAAAGACTAGCAAATATAGAATTATCTAATGAATATTCTAATAAATTTAAAGGAGTTCTTACAAAAGGTAAATATAAAGCTGTTATATTTCCTATAACAGGAACTCTTTTTATTTTAGCTACACTAGAAGCTATTTTATTATCTTTTGTAAATGTTAGTCTAGCAGCATCTTC